GTGCTTGCGAGCCGCGCGACCATCTCGTCGATGTTGCCGCCAGTACTCTCCACGAGGCTGTCGAACCCCTCGCGGCCTATCCGCTCCAAGTCCTCGATGCTTCCACCGGCCTCGTCGAGAGCCGTCGCAAATGCCTCCATGTCGATGCCCTCGAAGGCACCCTCGAACTCGGGGGTGTACCTCGAGAGTCTGCGCATCGCCGAAAGCGTGTCGCTGCTTGCCTTCGTGTAGTCGATTACGTCCTGCGCGAGCTGGTTAATGTCGCCGCCGCACTTGTTCAGCATCTCGTTGAATGCATCCGTCGAGATGCTTGCAAGCGCGTCAGACCTCAGCCCGGCCTCGTCGAGCTTGGCGTAGAAACCAGCAACGTCGCCGGTCACCTGCTTGAGGGCGTCGTCGTTGGCCAGCATGTCTGTTGCCGCCTTATACTCGTTGGCGGCAGCCTCGGAGTCCCTCGCAGCGTTCCTTGCTGCCTCGCCCATCTCCTCGTAGCTCATGCCAAACTCGTCGACGACCATCTTCTCAGCAGCGGCGTTCGCCGTGCCGTAGTCGAAGCCCTGGTCCATTATTTCTTGGCGCTTCTGCTTGACGAATTCCTCGGCCTCGGCGAGCTGCGTCTCCGCATCGGACAGGTTGCGGTCTGCACGGTAGCGGTTCTTGGTTGCCTCGGTGACCAGCTCTTGGTCGGCCGCTATCTTAGCTTCCTGCTGCCTCTTCTCGATGAGGTCCTCGAGCATGCCGACCGTGGACTGGATGACTCCGTTCTCGTCCTCGTACTGGTCTGTGAGCAGCTCCTCCATGGTGATGTTTGTTCCGAGCTGCTGGTTGAGGCCATCGAGGGCCCACTGGGCTATGGACGTCTGTTCAGCGGAGAGCTCGTACTGCTTAGTTGTCTCGTTCCACGAGCCCTTGACCTCGTCGAGGATCTTCTTGTATTCGCTCATGAGATTCGCATCGACCTCGTATGAGGTCTGAATCTCGTTCATCTTGTCGTTATGTTCGGTGATGGCTGCGGTGAGCTCCTCGACGGAAGCCGCAGAGTGGTGGGCTTGGTCTGTGATGGGCTTGAGCGAGTCGGCAAGCTTATCCGAGTTGTCGGCCGCATACTGGGCATATCCGCCCATCGCCTCCAAAGCCGCGTTGAACTCGTCCTGCTTGCGCTTGTGCTCGGCCGCCTTCATGGCGTAGTTCGCGACCACCGCGAGCAACGCTCCGACACCAACTGCGGCGAGGGCGACCGGGTTTGTGATGAACCCGACTATCCCCTGCCCGATGCTCTTGATTCCGGCTATGACGCTACCACCACCAAGCTTGGCTAAGTGTTCGCTAAGCTTGCTCACTATAGGTATGGCCACCGCAAGTGCGCTTGATACGCCAGCTATCGTTATGATGGTCGCCTTCGCGCCGACTGACATTCCGCTGAGCACCTTGACCACGCCTTGGAGTGCACCGGTAACAACTGCGACTATCGGCGCAAGACCCTCGCCAAGCTCGGTCTTGATGGCGGTGAGCGAGTTCTTCAAGACGTCCATGCGTCCGGAAAGGGACTCGTTCCTTCGGGCGACCTCGGTGTCGAGTGCGATGTTCTCGTCCCACGCGCGGTTCGCCGCCTCAACAGCCTCGGTAACCTTGCCTGAGTTGTTGGCGAGGCGTCGTGCGACGTCGGACTGTCGGATGGTGTTGATACCTAGCTTCTCGAGCAGGATGTTGAGGTTGGTTCCCTCTTCGCTCGCCTCTTCCATTCCGGAGAAGAGCGCCTCGAGAGCCTTGACAGGCTCGGTTTCCCAAGCCTTCACGAACTCGTCCGAGGTCATGCCTGCCGTCTCGGCCCACGTCTTGAGCGCCTCGACTTGGTCGACCGTGTCCTTCACAAGCTGGCTTCCGGACTTGCCGAACTGCTTTGCGAAGTCGTTGAGCTCGTCGCCTTCGAGGCCCTTCACCGTATCGATGAAGTCAGAGACGCTCATGCCGGCCTGATCGGCGTACTCCTCGATGCCCGCCGTTCCGTTTGCGACGGCCTTGTCCACCTTGACCATGATCTGGGAGATGGACGAACCGCCTGCCTCTGCGGTGAGGCCCATGGAGGTCAGTGCCGTTGCGAGTCCGAGCACATCTGCGGACGATAGCTTCATGGATGCGCCCGCGCCTGCGATGCGCATCGCCATGTCCGAGATGTCGGCCTCGGTGGTGGCGAAGTTGTTTCCCAACTCGACGATGGCCGAACCGTAGCGGCCGACGTCTGAGTGGTCCATCTTCATGATGTTGGCGAACTGGGCCATGTCGGTGGCCGCGTCCTCCCAGCTCATGTTGGTGGAGATGTCCAAGCCGTTTGCGACGCGCTGGAACTCTTCGAGCTCCTCCGCCGCGAACCCGAGCTGGCCTCCCAATGCCTCGACGTTGAGGATTTGGTCAGCCGAAACGGGCTGCACGAGCGATGCCTGGATTGCTGCCTCCTTGAGCTGCTCGTACTGCTCGTCGGTGGCATCGACGGTCTTGCGCATGTTCGTGTACGCTTCTTCGAGGTCGTAGGTGGCGCTTGAGACGGTGGTCACGACCTGCCTAGCCATCTGCCCAACCTGCTCGAGAATCATTACGCCAGCGGCTCCGATTGTTTCCATCGGAGCCTTTCCTGCGTTCTCAAGCCGATTGAGCTGCTCTTCGGTGGCGGCGCTTTCGGCCTCCATGTTCGAGTAGTCCACGGCCTGACCGAGCGTCTGCATCTCTGACTTCAGACGGCTCGCGTCGGTCGCGGCATCGGCGAGCTCGCCACCGAGCCTGTCGACCTCGGCGGCGGCTTCCTTGTATTCCTCGCTGTCGGGGTCCTGCTGGCTGAGCTTCACCGCGTTCGCATACGCTGCGGCGAACTTCACGCGAAGAGACTCTACGCGGGCCTCTGCCTCGCCGTACCTCTGCTTGGCGCTCTCCGCCGCTGCGGAAAGGCCCTTGGTCTGGGAGGCGACCTTGTCGATTCCGGCCTTCCTGTATTCGGCGAGCTTCTTCGCAAGCTCGTCGGCCTTCTGCCTAGTGAGCTCAGTCACCTTCTGCAGGGCCTCGGTGCTTCTCCTTGCCGCGTCGATGCTGAGCGGGCTGAGCTTTGCCGACTTGCTCAGTGCCTCGTAGGACTTCTGGGCTATCTCTATGTCAGAGTCAAGACCAGTCAGTGCAGCCCTGTTCTGCTTGATGCTCTCAGTGAGCTTGTCGGCTGCCGCCTTTGCTGCGGCGTCGCCCAGCTTCTTGAGCTCTTCGGCCGTCTTGGTGCTCTGGTTCTCGAGCGAAGCGAGCTGCTCTCTGGTCTGGATGAGCTCGGTCTCGGCCTTCCTCATCGTGAGGCCGTCGTCGAGTTCGTGCCACTTCTGCTCGAGCCTCTCGGACGCCTCGGTCGCCTCGTCGAGCCTCTGCTTGAGGTTTCCTACCAGCGCATCGGCGTCGATGCGCTCGGTGGTTCCCTCTCCGAGCTTGCTTGCCTTGGCAGCGGCGTCGGCATACTCTTCCTGAAGACGGCGGACGTCTTCCCTAGCCTTCTCGAACGCCTGCTTGGCCTTGTCGGCAGCCTCCGCGAGGTTGTCGGTGCCAGCGACCACCTTGTCGATGCCTGCGGCCTTGAAGCTGCCAATAAGGCTTTGCAGCGCGTCGACCTTGGCTCGCGTGCTGGTCATGGCAGACTCGAGCGCGGCCGCACGCTGGGTCGCGAGGTCGATGTTCTCGGGGTCGAGCTTCAGCGCGTCGTCGAGTGCCTTGACCCTGGCCTTGGCGCTGTCGACGTCATCGCCGAAGTTCTCGATGGACTTCCTGCTGGCCTCTATGGTCTCGGAGAGCGCCGACTTGGAGGCGCTCACATCGCTCTTGGCGAGCTTCGCCAGCTCAGCCTCGGCAAGCGTGGCCTGCTCTCGCAGCTCCTCCGTCGCGGCGGTGGTCTGCATGAGCTGCGTGCGGACGTTTTCGTAGCCGACTATGTCCTTGGCGCGGCCAAGCTCCTCGTTGGCCTCCGCTGCTGCGGCTTGCGCATCCTCGAGCCAGCCCTTCACGGCGATAATCGACTTGCTGATGCCGAGGAGCTCGTCGCCCGACGCCTTGCTCTTGGCGTCCTCGAGGGTCTCGAGCTCGAGCGTGAGCTCGTTGACCCACGCAGCCGCTTCGATGGCCTTCTGCTCCGCCTTGTCGAGGTTGTCGGTGACGCTTTCTATGCCTTGGGCAGCCTTGTCTACACCAGCCGCCTCGTACTGCTCGAGCGCACTCCTGAGCTTCGCGGCCTTCGCCTCGGAGAGGTCGAGCGCTTCGCCCATGGACCTTGACTTCTCGATAAGGAGGTCGAGGCTGTCGGGGCTTATCTTCAGCTGGCTGTCGAGGGCGGTCACGCGGGACTTGGCCCGGTCTATGTCGTCGCCGAATCGGCCGATCTGCTGCGAGGTCTTCTCCCAAGAGGCCTGAAGCTCGGTGGGAGCCTGAGCCTTTACCTGAACCTCGGCAAGGTTGCGGTATGCTTCCCTGAGCTTCTGAAGAGCGACGGAGTTCTCCTCCGCCTCGAGCTTGACGTCCTTGTAGGTGGAGATGTCCTTGGCCTTCTGGAACTCGGCGTTCGCCTGCGCGGCCGCTTCCTTGGCGGTCACGAGTTTGCTCTCGAGCTCTTGGACGCGGGCGACGGCCTTGGCGTAGCCCTCGGTGTTCTGCTCGCCCGCTTCCTCGAGCTCGGACACCGCAAGCCTAGCCTCGTCGAGCTCGTGCCTGACTCGGCTGACCTGCGTGTTGGCCTCGACGTAGGCATCCCTAAACTTCTGCACGTTGTCCGCAGCCCTGACGACGCTGTCGGACATGGTGTCGAAGCCCTTGGCCTCGTACGAGGAGAGGACCTCGCTCAGGGTCTCGGCCTTGCCCTGCGTGAGGACGATGGCCTCGGCGAGGGCCTTCGCCCTCTCCTGAAGGACGTCGACGTTCGTCGGGTCGATCTTGGCCGCCTCGTCGAGGGCCTTGAAGTGTGCCTGCGCCCTGTCGGCGTCGGTGTTCAGGCGCTCGATTGCCTCCTGCGCCTTGTCCCAACCCTGCGAGAGGTCGCTGCCACGGTCGGCGTCGGCCATCTGCTCGGCAAGGCTCCTGAACTGGGCCTCGAGCTTCGCGGCCTCTATCGCGTCGGAATGCAGCTTCTGCACGAGGATTGCGTCGTCGTATGCGTCTGACGCCTTCCTGAACTCGGCCTGCAGGCGCTCTATCTCGGGGATGACCTCGTCTATCTCGGCCTGCGTGAAGTGCAGCTGCTCGAGCATCGCACGAATCATGTTGATGTCGTTGTTGCTGGCATCGACCTTGATGGCCTTGCCGCTCGAGTCGACGAGGTCGCCCATCTCCCTGACGATGGCCTCGATGCGGTCTTCCTTGCTGAGGCTCTTGTCCAAGCCCTTGCTGAAGTCCTCGACGGCGCTCTTGGCGAGCTTCGATATCTGCGTGTAGTATTGGGCGAGGTCGTCCGTGAGTCCGTTGTACACCTGCTTGGCACGCTGGGCGTTGAGGGCCACGTCGTCGATCGTCTTGGCGAGGTCGCCGATGGACTTGCCCTCGGCCGACTTCGCGACGGTCTCGCCCAGCTCCCTCATCTCGGACTTGAGGCTCGAGACCTTGGAGGCTGCGGCCACGGCCTGCGACTGAAGCTCGCCCACGTAGAGGGTGGCTGCCTTGGTGCTGCCGGGGTCCATTTGGAGGGCCTGCTTGAGCGTCTTCAGGTGCTTCTGCGTAGACACTATCGCACCCTGCGCCGCCTTCAGCGACGCGGACAGCGAGCTTGTGTCCGCGCCGATGCGGACGGTGAGGCCACGATATTCGGCCATTGGCCCTCCTCTATATCCAACTCATGAGGTCTTCTTGCGTCGCGTACCGCGCCTCCTCGACCTTCTCTGAGGCCTCGTCGACATACGTGGCGTCGAACATCATCGACACCTCGGTCCACGACATGCGCATGAGGTCGAGCCGCGTCAGTCCGAACCGCTCCATGGCGGTTGCGCAGACCCTCGTGTACGGGAGGCGGCCGCTATCCCTCTTCGCTGGTTTTGTCCTCGGAGGCAGCGGCTCCGGCTCGAAACAACCCCCGTTGGCACTCGGTCACGACAATGGCCGAGACCTCGCTCATGTCGAGGTTTGTCGCCTTGATGCTCCACTCGGAGAACGGGGGAATCTGGTCATAGGGCCTACCCTCGGCACGTGCGAGGTCTGAGGCCGCCTTGAGCATGGCCCAGAGCGCCTTGATGTAGGCACCCCAGTTGTCGATTGTGTAGTCGGCCACCACGAGGTTGCCGTTGCGGTCGATGTCGTTCTCGTGGCCTGCCAGCGAGATGCGACCGAACACGTCCTCGATGAGGCCGCTCTTGAACTGCTGCTCGTAGACCATCAGCGTGTGTGCCGATGCCACAAGCTCGCGTTCCTTGCCACTGCCGTCGTAGTCGTACGTTCTCACGCTCTACCCCTTCCGGTTGGGTTTTCCCTTCCAGCAAGGCACACCACGCGGATGTGCCCTGCCGGGAAGGGAGCTGCCTGGAGTGGCAGCCAGGCAGTCTTTAGGCAGAGGCCACGGCGACGCCGGGAATCTGCACCTTGTCGAAGAACTTGGTGTAGGCCTCGGCGTCGGACTCGAGCACGTGGGCCTTGAGCACGTTCTTCGTCTCCTGACCGATCTTGAAGTCACGGCCGACGGCGTTGTAGTTCATGGTCACCGTGTCGGGCGACGTGGACTCGGTCATGGTGTTCGCGTTCTCCTGCGGGAACGAGAAGGTGACGTTGTAGCGGACGCCGCGCATCTTGCCCTCGTTGCCGGACACCTCGTAGCCGAGAGCCACGGTGATGGCCTTGGGCTCGGTGGTGACGTAGGTGAGGCCAGAGGCCTCGTCATCGACGTAGCCGAAGATCTCCTTCTTGACGTCCTCGCGGAGATAGGCCATCTCGATGGAGCCAGACTCCTTGGTGACGGACTCGAGCACGGCGTAGACCGTGTCGTTGGCATAGAAGTCGGTGGAGTTGGACTCCACGTCTGCGGTCAGGGACACAGCGCCCTCGGTGAGGGTCTTCCACGGGCCGTAGGAACCTGCGGCACCGTCGACGCCATCGGTCCACACGGCGTACTTGACGTTCTTGAGACCAAATACGACCTTGCCCATTTGGGCCTCCTTAGTCTTGGTAGTGGTAGGTGAATGCGTACGTGGTGCAGAGGCACTGCTCTGTCGGTATCCACGTCTCATAGGCCGTGAACGGGCCCATGGTCGCTATGGCGGCTTCGAGCCTCTCCCTTACCTCTGGGTCGTTCTCTCGCTGGTAGAGCTCGACCTCGTATCTCGGGAGGAGGCTGTAGTTGGAGTCGTCCGCGAAGAGGTTGCCGCCCCTCTTGCGGGAGTAGGTGAACCATGGCAGCGGAGGCGCGTGGCCCTCCTGCCATGCCACCTTGACGCCGGGGATGCCGGACGTCTTGAGGATGCCGAACACGGCGCTGTCTGGCGTCATAGAGCCTTGCCAATCAGTTCAATCAGGGCCTTCTCCGTCTCGTCGAAGGCCTCCTCGGCGGCGGGTGCGATGTGCTCCCTGCCGGGCACGCGGCCACCGCCCACGCGGGCGTGGCCCTTCTCGAGGAGGTGCGGGAGGCCTGGCATCTTGGGCGAGCCGATCTCGCCGACGGGACTGTCCCCGCCCTTGGTTATCTGCCACTTGATCGACTTGGCGTACTGGCCTGCCGTGTACATCTGGCCGTGCTTTATGTAGGTGCCTGCGAAGGCGGAGCGGGCGTTCTTGCGCCACTCCCTCGCGCCCTTCTGCAGGCCGCGCTTCACCGCAGGCTCGCACGCATCCTTAACGTCACGGCCTATCTCTTCCAGAATGCCGTTGAGGGTGGCACCGAACCCGTCGATGTCAACCGAGGTCTCAGCCATCGGTCCTCCCCACGGTGTTGAGCCTGCCCACGAGGGCCAGCACGGAGAACTCGCCCGCCCTGTCGTAGAACGAGATGTAGTACTCCCTGCCCTTGTAGACGCACATGGGCTCGCCTCGGTAGTCCCCCTGCCGGACCTGTATCTGGACCTCGGGCTGCTGGCCCGTGTCCACCTGCAGGTTGTTGTTCAGCGAGCGGATGTCGTTGGAGCGAAGGTTGCCCATGAACATGGAGGCGTACTTCATCTCGTTGCAGAAGACGGTGCGCTTGGAGGGCTCGCCCTCGTGCCACGCGCCCTCGTCGTCTTGGTAGCGCTCCGGGTTGCCGAGGAGGGTTATGGTCGCATTCCACCTCATGAGCCCATCCTAGAGAGCGCGTCCTCGACCATCGCTGCGTAGCCCTCGACGTCGGCGTCGTCGTCCTCGTCAGCGCACATGTTTGCGGCGCTGTTGAGGAGGTCGGACACCGTCTGTCGATAGGCATCCATGAAGCGCGTGGCCTCGGAGTTGTCGTAGCCGAACATGGCCTTGACGTAGAGCATCACGGCCTGCCGGGCCAGAGGGGCGGGCGCACTGGGGTCGAGGAGGACCTCCCTGACCCCGGTGCGCCTCATGTCTGTCAGCGCGGCGGCGATGAGGCCCCGTAGCTCGGGGTCGAAGACCTCGTCCGTGACCCTCGTCCAGAGCCTCGCGTCGTCGAGAAGTGACATGTCTACTCCTTGGTGGCGGCCTTCGTCTTGCGCGGTGCCGCCTTCTTCTTGGTCTCGACGTAGCCCGGCAGCTTGGCGGCGATGTGGGCCGCACGCTCGTCGGACACGTCGAAGCTCTCGCCCACCTCGCGGTTGCGGTCAGCCACGAGGTCGTAGAAGGACTTGAGCACCTTGACGGTGGTCATTAGGCGCTGGCCTTCTTCTTGAGCAGAGCCCAGCCGTAGGGGTTGACCACGCGGCCGTCGAGGGCGGTGAGCACCTTGGTCTTCTTGGTGTTCGTCTCGTGGTCGTCCCAGCTAATCACGCTCATGGGCATGCCGGGCTGGGTGTTGATGGTGT